GTTTGTGTTGCATAAGTTTTTCCAGCTCCGGCTTGGCCATACACAAGAAGTTTTGCTCCTTGCTTATTGACAAGTTTGTCTGGTGTTTTTATTTTATCTTTCAAGCTCATATTTTGTACCCTCCTACGGTTTATTTGAAATGAACTTGATTATTATACATGAAGAACCTACAATATGTAAATCATATTATTTAGGAGAAGTATATGGGTAAATTAAACGACATGACCTGGGTGGCTAATTACTACTTTAGATCCAAATCAATAGCAACAAAAAAACTTAAGGAGTTAAGCACTATGGGCGTACAACCAAAACACAAAGATAGAAAGGTAGATGATTATACCCTATCAGGATATATCGCATTCTTAGGCAATAAGAAAGCTTCGGAAGACTTTAAATGCTCAGAAGCATCATGTAAATCCTGGAGATATGGTTATAGGCAACCGTCTATAGCTCAAGCTAAACAAATAATACAGGCAACAGAGGGGAGATTAGATTTTGAATCTATATATGGTTCTATATCCGAAATATTGACAGAACAGAACTAGAGTGTTTCAACTCAATATTAATGAGGATGATTCTTCCTTAGATATTGCCTTGGCTTATTTTGATGATGGTTATAATGTTGTCCCTTTACAGAGATCTAACAAGAAACCTCCATCATTCTTAGGAAGCTGGGAACAATATAAGGAGACTAGGCCTTCTAGAGAACTTGTTGAATCTTGGTTTAAAGATAGGGACAATCTTGTTGTAGCATTAGTGTGCGGCAAATTTGTTGTTGTGGATGCAGACTCGCCAGAGGCTATGGATTGGGTAGAGAGAAATTTACCTGCTTGTCCCTTTAAGGTTATAACTGGTAAAGGTATGCATTACTATTATAACAACCCAGAAAACTACACCACCTTCGCTACAAGAAGGACTAACGATACTCCTATAGAAAGACTGATAGACATACGGGGGGTTGGTGGCTTAATTATTGCGCCATATAACCGTCATGCTAATGGTACTGTTTACAAGCCTATTATGTTTCCTGATTGGAAAATACATGATCATACAGATCTACCAGATTTTACCGAGAAAGAGTACATACAAATTACAGGCATACCTAAGATTGAAAGCAGCAAACAAACAGCTCCCTTCTCATTAGATGGAGTGCTTGAAGGATCAAGGAACGATGGAGCAGCTAGGATAGCTGGGTATTTAATTTCTAAAAATGTAAACCTTGAATTTGTTAAAGTCTTTTTGCAGAACTGGAATAAGAATAATAACCCTCCATTACCTCAACAGGAAATAGACTCAGTAGCAGAAAATGTTAAAAGAACGCACGATAGAAAGAATCAAATAGCACCATTATTTATACAGTCAACAGAAAGCATTAGTCCGCCAGCAGATCTATTTTCACCACCTGGTTTAATTAAAAACATGTTTGATTTTTGTGAGGATATTGCACAAGTGCCACAACCAGAACTATCTTTAGTTGGTGCATTAGCATTAGCAAGTGTTAGTTGTGGTCGTTTATATAGAACTAATATGAACAATTTTTCTAGTATGTATTTTATGGGCGTTGCTAAATCTGGTCAGGGTAAAGAGAACATCAAAACATTTATAGAAGCTGTTATTAATGCCTCGGACCACGAAAAGTTAATAGTAGGAGACGGCTATACCTCAAGTGGTGCTGTACATTCTGTTTTAAAGATAAGACCTACTCAGATTACTATTATGGATGAGTTTGGTAAAAGACTTGAAGCAATCAGTAACGCTGGTAATACCAACAAAGAGGACGGCCTACAGACTCTTATGGAGGCTTGGGGTCGTTGTCATGGGACTCTGCGACCAGATAACTATTCTTTGATGGGAGTGCAAGAGCAATACAAAGAACAGATGATGAATAGAGTTACACATAAACCAGCCATTACATTAGTTGGTTTGTCTGTACCTAAGAATTTTTATTCAGCATTAAATGGTGGTCGTATTGCAGATGGTTTTCTTAACCGTTTTGTAGTAGTTGAATCTAAAGAGCCTAGAAGAGTTGGAGATCTAAGACGATATACAGAACCTCCTCTTACTATAGTTAACTGGGTTAATTACATTAGAAGGCTAAAGGGTGGTCTTAGTGATACCTCTAGGGATAATTCAGAAATGGATCTAAATCAAACTATCTTAAATTTTGATAAGCAGTCAGAAGAGTTGTTGCAAGACTTTGCCAGAGAGATTGTTAAAAGACAGGACATACTAGAGAAAGATAACCTAGAGCCTTTGCTCAGTAGATCTAAAGAGAAAGCCATGAGGTTAGCCTTGTTATGTACATTAGCCTCTAATGCAGACGCTAAGACGATTACATCAGACATTATGAAGTGGTCTATAGATTACATTAGATACTATGATTTGATGTTTATAGAGTCATGCAGAGACAAAGTTGCTAGCTCTGCAACAGAGTCTCGTATTAAACAAGTGTTGTCTTTTATTAGATCTAGAAATGGAGAAGGCATATCTAAAAGAGAAGTAGATAGGCATGAACTATTTAGAAGTATGAAGTCTTATGAAGTCAAAGAGATTATAGAACGGTTAAAGAATGCTGGAGAGATCCAGGAAATTGAAATTAAAGTTGGGGGCAAGGGCAGACCAACCAAAAGGTTTGTTGCTGTAGATCCTAACTTCTTTGAGGAGTGATATGAAAACACCATCATTAGAAAGCAGAGAAGACCAAAAAAGAGAAGAGCGTGTAGCAGGATTCTTGGAGGGCCTTTGGGGAGTTAGTTGTCATAAGTTACCCACAAGTTATTCACTAGATTATTGGATAGAGTCTAAAGAAAAGAACTATTGGTGCGAAGTTAAATGTCGCACCTTTGCTCATGATAAATACGACACTTTTATAATATCTACAAACAAGCTGCGGAAAGGATCTTCTTTTGCATTAGCAACCGGAGTGCCGTTTATTATTGTTTATGCTATGACAGACGGCATCTATATGCACAAATGGGAGAAAGACTTTGTCTATGATGTAAGAATGAATGTAAGCGACAATCCTATTTATGATGAAGACAACGAACCTTATATACACATACCGTTAGATAAATGGGAATGTTTGTCTGATAAGCCGTTAGGAATGGATCGCAATGAGTTAGGGTTTTAACCTATTCTAGAAGGCCTGCCAAATAACTGCTCATCAAAGTCCGCTCTAGTTGGATCGTTTGGTTGAGATGGAGTAAAAGATTGAATCTCAGGCATTTCAATTTGAGGTGAAGTTGCTTGAGATGATTGGAATGATCTCTGTGTTTGATCTTCTATGTCTTCAAAAACATCTACACCTTGATTTACGCCTTGTTTTAATAATTGTTTACTTTCACTAATTAACTCTTCAACACCAGCTGCGTCAATAACACCACTCATTACATCTCTTGAAAATTGAGCAGCTTGATCACCCCCCATGCCTAATTGACGAACTGCTACTTGTCTAATAGCTTGTTCGGTCATATCAAGCGCAGTCAGAATAGATCCTTTGTCTGTTTTTGATGCTGCTGCAACAAATCTTGGTGATGCAAATAATTTTCTAGCAACAGCCAAAGATAAAACTGTAGGTAAAACTGCAATAGGATTTAACGCAAGACTAGCACCAATACCAGCTGCAACCAGTCCACCAGCCGCTCCCCCTCTGCCTGCTTCTTGTTTAGTTAATACATCAATAGATCTTTGAAAGTTTCTTAAACCTTGTGTTAAATCTTTGCCAAACATAGCATTTAAAGTCTCATCACCATAAGAATCTAAAGCTGTTTTTAAATTACCAGATTTAAACAAATCTGTAATTCTTCCTTTGCCATTTAAATCTATAGATTTAGATAAAAGTTTTTGCATACTTGCTTGTTGTATGCTGGTAAAAACTTCAGGACTAACTGTTTTTTTTAGTATTTCAATATTAGAATTTGCGTTTGGTCTAAATATAATATTAACAGTTTCGTCTATACCTTTTAACGGCAAGTCTGATATAGCTCTATTAGATTCTAATCTCAACCTATCTTCAGAAGCTTTAGCCAGTTGTTTTAATCCTTGAACAAATGCAAGGCCCTGATCGCTAGCACTTAAACCTTTACCCGTTGTAAAGTCACTAACTAAATTTTTCATATCTTTAGGCTTAAGTCTTGGATTTATTTTATTAACTTGAGCAACTGTATTTCTTACAAGGTCTGCTGTATTTCTTCCTGTTGCTGAATCAGTAAACAGTAAATCTAACTTACCAGGATAATCTCTTTCAAATTTATTTATTTGTTTTGCAAATTCTGTAAAGTTAATTGTTTCATCAACCATATCTGTTGAAGATCTAAAAGCGTCAGCAAATAATCTTTGTTTAATTTGTCCTTTAAGAGTTTTTTCAGCTATAGCTTTACCAGGTTTTTTAGCTGCAATCATGTATTTATCATATTGATTCAAAGCTTTAAATATGTCAGCTAAAGTTTTTTCCTCTCCTTGTAAAATTGCAACTCTATAAACTTCACTAGCGTCATAAGCTCCTGTTTGAGCATTAGAGATTATTTTTTTTGACGCAATACTATCAAAAGGAGCCATTCTTTCAGCAGCGAGTTTGTTTACCGCTCTTAATTCTCCAATAGCACGATTAACCTGCGCTACAGCTTTAGTTTCAACAGTTAAATCTACATCTCTAATTGTTTTACCAGTTACAGGATCAGTAAATCCTACCTTTGCATTTCTTGCAAGTGCTTTTTCAAATTCATCTACGCCTTCAATTTCCAATTGGGTTAATATGCTGTCTGGTCCGTTTTTGTTTACAACTCTATTGCCAAATTGATCTACGGTTGAATCGTCAAGCTTTCTCATTATTTCTAAGATTACTTTTCTTTCTGTACTGGCTTCAAGTGTATCTCTTGATATGGTATTAAGTTTTGAATATGCGTTTCTTACATGAGACAAACTAACTGGAACATTAGGGTTTGCAACATTTGCTTGAAAAGTATCTAAAGCTTTTTCTATTTTAGAAACAATACCTGCATCTAATTCATCTCTATTGTTTACATTCCAAAAATAATCTGCATCTTTATGTTGTTGTATTAAGTTTTTAGAATCTTCAATATTTTTATTAATAGTATTTCTAACTACCCTATTTAAATTTGCAGCAACTACATATTCTGATGAGCCTACTGCTTTTCCTTCAAGACTAACCATGCTATTAAACACTCTATCAACTTCTCGATACTTTGTTCCCAAATCTGAAATAACTTCTTTTCTAGCTTTGCTTAAATTTACTTTTAATTCACGACCTAGAAAACTTCTGCCCGGTGCATCAGCGTAATTACCAACTTCAATTGCATCATCTACAACGCTTTCTATTAATGATTTTAATTGTAGTGTTACATCTTTTTCTTTTAATCTTAATTTTTGTAAAGATGCATCAACCTGTTCATCAAGGCTGCCTTTAACCGCATCTGAAATAGACTTTTGATGCAAAGCATTTTCTCCACCAATATTTTCTAAT